ACTGCTGCAGAGTTGTCAGCGTTCTTGTTTAATGTAATCCATACATCAAGACCATACATTTCTCTTGTTCCTGACCCAGGGGTGACATTAGCACCATCTGAGAAAGAACCATTGAATGCAAACCACTCAACTTCTCTTGCTACTTTTTCCATAGCTTTTTCAAGCTGTAATGCAAATTCATCATTTACTGGGTTACCACCGAATAATCCTAATTTATCTGCTGCTGTTACTGTTCCATCTCCATCAGAGGAGTTTGCAATATTAGCTGACAAATCGAAAGGATTTTGGTTACCTGTGGATGCCAAAGCTGTATAGGTCATTTGTACACCTTTATGGAAAATCTGAGTTACATAAGTATATGCAGTTCTATCTCTTCCAAGATATTCTGTAGGTGTAGAACCTTCTTGTCCTTTGGTTGGTTCTGCTGAAATGGTTGCATTATCTTCTACTTGGACTTGCCAAAATGTAGAGTTTAATACTTTACCACCATTCAAACCACCAACTGCTGACAATAAAGGTGTTCTTTGACCACCAACTTTAAACAATTCACCAGTAAAGTTATTAATATTTTGTGCATAAATCGTATTGTTAGTTAACGAAATTGCTGCCATTTTTATCTTCTCCTATATAAATTGTCTAAATTATTTTTTAGAAGAAGTTTAGAAATTACTGTTTAGAGTTTTTCTTCGCTTCCTCTATAACAGAAAGTTTTGCAGCAATAGAGCTTCGTACATTACCTGATTTTTCTATTTCACGAACCTGACTTATCACATCTGTGTCGTAGGTATCTACAACTGAGTTGGCTTGTATGTTATTTAAGCGTTCTTGACTTTGTTCTGTACTTTGCACAGCTTCTTGTAATCTGTCTTGTTGCCCAAATTCAACTCCAAACTCTTGTGATGCGTATGCCTGGATTCCTTCAACAGTCATATCACCTTCGTACATCATCTCTACTGCCTTGCCGACACCTTTTGTAGTGTCTAACCCTGCCGATTGAAATACTTGTTTTCTTTCTTTAGCTTCAAATTCTGCGATTTTACTTTCATAGAGTTCGACTTTTTCTCTCATCTCTTTCCAGTTTTTATCGCTACTTGTAGCTTGTTCTTCTGAGTTATTAAGCTCTTCTGTCATTATTCTATTGTCCTTACTTCACACATTTTTTTTACAAGAGGTGTATGAGTTACCTCTGAGTGTTTCCACCCTTTTTTTTCTCTACTGTTTTTATTTGACAGGTCTTGTCAGTAGGCATCAAGACCGATTACAAAATCCAGGTCTAGTTTGAATTTCGGACCTAGGTACAAAATAGCTAAAGCTATTATATCATAATAATTAGAATGTAAAGTATTACTTTAGATATTTAGGCTTCGACTAAACCAGTGACTTCACCAGTTCTAGCTTGTGCAGCACCTAATACAGCAGCAGATTCAGCTCTTACCTGAGCTAGTATATTTTGAACTTGTTGTAATTGTCCAGGTTCTCCTACTTGAGTGCCTAAGACTATATCTGCAGCACCTATTTCTTGCCTTCCTTGTGCAGCAGCAGCAGCTTGTATAGCTTCAGCTTGTGAAAATCCTGCTCTAGCTGACTGTACTGTAACACCCCTTTGTCTAAGTTGTGCAGCTTCATCAAGTGATATATCAATACCTGCAATCAATGCTTCACCACCTATTTGTGCTTGTACTACCTTTTGAGATAGTAACTCTGTTGGTAATATTGTACCTGCAGTTACTTGGTCATTTATTTGTGGGTCTAATGCAGATGCAATTATTTCTACATCTGTCAACTCTCTATTGAACTGTCTGTTATAAAATTCACGAACTTGTGGAACTGCATCTATAATATTTGAATATACAGTATTTACCCTACTTCCAAATTCATCAGGAGATACAGCATTTTCAATCAATTCTTTTTGTCTTTCTGCTGTTATCACTAAATCTGAATTTATACCTATAGAATCTATTTTCTTTTTATACGCAGTTACTTGTTGGATATACTCTGATTCTGTAAACTTTACTGTTGCACCATCAGGGTTCAAGTTACCAGGAAAGATAGCTTGATATTCTGAACTTTGTCTCATAACTAACCCTGCTTCAGTTGCATCATTTGAATTATTTACATAAGCATCTAAATATATATCTGTTAATGCTTGTGGTAAAACAGCACCAAATTTTACTTCTGCTTCTCTTAGAACTGTATTCTTTGCAGTTTGTGTTAGCTCTGATTGACCACCTGATGTAATTCCCTGTTGTGACATATTACTACTACTAGGCTTTGTTAATGAATAACCTAAGTCCTCAGTAAATCTTCTAAGTTCAGATTTACTTTCTCCTACTCTTGCAAATCTTTGAGCATTTCTTACTTCACCTTGTGGTCCATAAACAGTTACTTGTTCTCCTTTAGGTCCTGCTGCTGCAGGGTCTACAAATGGTTGAGTTACCATTACAACACTCCTCTCACTGCTCTAGTTACTCCACCTGCACCCACAAAGTCAGATATATCATCTGTAACTTTATCCACTGTAAATGTATTTCCTTTGTTTAGTGCATCTACTGTAAGTTCTCTTACAAAAAAATCTTGATTGTTTGACTTTAATGCGTTTAACCAAGATGAGCTAGTTTCATCTACAACACCGCCTACAATACCTGTAGCTATATTTCTCCATGGTGAAGCTATATCCTCGTATGTAAGATTAGGGTCATATACACTTGATGGAAATATTGCAAGTCTCATAGCTTTTAATTTTTCTTGAACTAAATCTGCACCAACCTGTGGAGATTCTGCATTTCTGTAAATTGAAGCTAGGTTATCTAGTTTAGAATCTTCTAACTTTCCATACAAAGGTCCTAACCACTCATAAGCAAGTGATGATACAGCAGCTTTACCACTTTGTGTAGTTGCAAGTTGCATAGGCAATCCTGTCAACCAATCATCTATCCTGCTATCTCTTGGTAATCCTCTTGATGGGTCTCCTAAAGCATTTTTTTGTGTCTCTGTGTATGCTTCTGTCCATTTACCAGTAGTGTTCATTGAAGCAAACCATTGAACAAATGATTGTCCATTTGCATCTACAATTTGGTCTACATTACTGACACCTGCTTTAAGAAGTTCATTACGCCAATATACTTCATTTTCTTTTATAAAAGTTTTTGCATCTTCAGACAAAGTTGGGTCATTAATATCTTTACCTTGTGATAGCTCTAACCATTGTTTTTGTTCGTAAGTGTGTTCATTCCACCATTTTGTTTTACTCCACTCTTCAGAAGTAATGTCTCTATCTTCCACCAAACCTTGCACCCACAAACCAAACATTTCATCATCTTCTATAATCCATGGTCTTGATTCTGCAGTAGCTGCAAACTGTTCTGCAAAGGAAACAAATGGAGATATATCTCCTGCTCTTACTTCTTTTGGTAGTTCTGCTATATCACCGAAGCTGTGTGAACTTATCCAATCTTCATCTGTATTACTTATAGCTCTTGCTGTTGGCGGTTCTTGACTGAAGAAGGCATTTATTTGTGAATCAGTAGCTTTGTATCGCATGTAAATATTATTTTCAGGCACTTGCCATACAATGTACTTTTGTCCATTTTCATCTACCCATACTGTTGCACCAAACATTACATCACACCTTCTATATTATTATTTTCTACTGATTGTAAACCTGATGCTTGTTTTTTTGCTTCAGTCATTTTTTGAAATAATTTTAGCACTCTATCTAACACGCCATCAGGTAACATATCTACTCTGCTTTGTTCTTGTGGATTCATCTGATAAAACTCTTCTCTTGTTTGAAACCTTGTATTTGGAGTAGTTAATTCTTCTTGAGGTTCTTCAACAACTGGCTCAGGTTGTGTTGTAGTAGTTGTTTGAGGTGCTTCAGGTTTTTCTTGTACAGGTTCTTCTACTTCTGCAACTTCTTCTTCTTGTTTACCAAAAGGTATTTGATTGTATCCCTTAATGTAATCTACTGCTTGTGTAATCTCTGCATCTAAGCCATCTTTAAATATCAACTCATCAGTCGGTGCTAATCGTTTCATATTTGGTTTGATGTATTCTTTATAAGTAGTCCAGGCATCAAATGGGTCTATACCATAAGACTTTGGATTATCTCTTCTGTATCTATAAATATGCACAGCAAATTTAGTTGCATAATCTATATCATATTTAACTTTATCTGTAAACTCATCTATCTCTAAAGTCTCACCTTGTTCTTGAAAAAATGCTTTAGTCATGTTATCAGGTTTACCATTATCAAAATACTGTGGAGGATTAATTTGCCAAAGACCTTTATCATTTTCATCTACATCACCATCAATACCATGAGTAAATTTAGATTCTAAATATGCAATAGCTAATAATATTGAAGCATCATTACCAGGTACTTCTTCTTCGTAAAGTAATTGTTTTATTTCTTCTACTGTATATTGTGTTACTGCTTCTTCCATTATCTTCTAGGTTCTCTCTCTGCTATTGCTCTCTCGTATCCATAAAGATTTGAATTAAGTCTTTCCATTGGGTCTTGTTTATCTGCTGCTAAAAACTCTTCTCTGCCTGATAAAACCTGGTCTAGGACTGAATCTACATCAGGTTCATCAGGTAATTCTTGTTCTTGTCCAGGCACAAACTCAAACTGAGGAGTAAATGCTGCATCTAACTGACCAGTGTAAAGTATTTGGTCAGGAGTTCCTTCAGGTGATTCTGATACAACTTTATTAAAGTTTGCATACATATTTTCTATACCTGAAACAATCATATCTACTTCTGTTCTTGATAATGCTTGACCTTTTCTATTTGTTCCTTTGACTATTGCATCTTGTACAATATCCATAATTTGGTCAGGTTGTAATGTTTTATCACCTGCGATAGCTATATTCTTTTGTCTTGTATTTGCAACCATAATGTCTAATGTTTTCAACCAACTATTTTGACCTCCTGAGTTCATAGATTGGTCCATAACTTTTTTGATTGCATTTAATGTTTTTCTATCTGCGGTAGCACCAACTACTTCTTCATCTGATAAATCAAGCAACCCTGCTCTTCCTAATAAATTTTTTACTTGAACTCTACCTACTGGGTTTATATCTAAAAAAGATTCCCTGACATCACCTGGGAAATAAACATACTTATATCCTTTAGTCTCTCGTAGATATTGTTCTGCTGATTTAGTTGTAGTTATAGTTGTTTCTTCCCCTGTTACTGAGTCTATAGATGGTATTTCTACTTCGTAATCTACTTGAAAATTATATCCAAGTGGTTTATTAGGATTTGATATATCTGACAAACCTTGTTGTTGTAATGCTTGTAATATTGAAACCACATCTAATGGGTCTGATACTATAACTGTTGAATCATCTGACTCACCTTCATCTTGAAGGTTTGCATTATTAAATATCCAGTTTGACATTAGTAATCATCTCCTAAACCAAAAGCATCTACTTCTCTGAAAAATGTATCCATAGCTATTTCTCTAAAAGCATCATTATTTACTGATAACTCCATAATCTTATCATACAATAAATCTCTGAAAAATTGTGCTTCAGGTGCATCAGTTACTCTAATATAGTTTAACGCATCTTGAGTTGCTTGTTTATCGGAATAATAAGTTTTGTCTTTCTTTACAGTCATCAAAACTACATTTACAACTGATTTTCTAAACCCTAGATAATCAGCTAATACTTCAGTATTACCAAATTTTGCCATTCTTGGGTCTTCTACAGCTTCTTCTAATAAGGCTATCTGTTCGTATGTATTCAATGCAGAAGTTGTTTTTCTGCCTTTTAATTTTGCTAGTTCTTTTGGTGCTTCATCTGAATAAGCAAGTGGGAACATCTGTCTAAGTTTTGCATCTGTTCTTGCATAAAAATCTCTTAATAATCCCTGGTCAACTTTACCTTGTGTTTCTTCTAACTCTGTTTTGATATAATCTTTTAGCGACCTTTCTACTAAAGACTTAGCATAAGTTGAACCTCTATAATAAAATTCATACTCATCAAGAGTTTCAACTAATCCTAAACCTTTAACAAAACCAAAACCTGAATAATCAGATGTGCCTGGTTGTCCAATACCATCATAGAAATACATAAGTACAGGACCATAATCCGCTTGTAAATCCGCATTGTCTGTATAGAAGTTATATTCTTCTTCTGTTCTAGCTATTCTTCCTGCCTCAGATATTGTTTTACCTTTGTTAAGTAATGAAGCAGAAGTAAATGAATCTTCTAAGCTGTACCTATCTAATCCAAGAAGTATAACCACATCTAGCATAGCTTGATATTCACCTTGCTTTGGACCTAGTGTTACTACATACTCATCTTTAATATCGTTAAAGAAACTTTGTATAATTGATAATTCAACAAAACTATTGTAAACAAGACCTGTTCTTTCATCTTGACTACCAATCCAATCTTTGAACTTGCTGTTTTCTAAATCTGCTCTGTATAAAACATTTATCTTAGGAGTAAATGGATTAACATTTCTATCCCAAGATTTAATTGCAAATATATTATCTCTTAATATTTCTGATGTTTTAAATAATTCATCTACATCTTTATCAGGATGTAATACTGATGCTATTCTTACTGCATCATTTGTAGCTGACATATACAAATCAGAATCAACACCTTGTATGTTTAGATTGCTTGATATTCTATTTAAAAATTGTTTTGCAGTTGCAGGTATGAATCCTTGTGCTGCTTCTCCTGCAATATCAAAAATATCTGATGTCTCTGTGCCATAAGGTAATCCATAAGGAAATAATGTTTTTTCTAAATACCTTCTTGTTCTTAGTGCATAAGGTGCAGTAGTTTCATTACCTGCTAAGACATTAGTAATAAATCCTACTGGTATAGCTACGAATGGTCCTATAGGTGGCATAAGTCCTCCACCTGCTACACCTAAAGCACCTATTGGATATGACCTCTTAAATATTACATTACCATCTAAATCTGAACCATCTTCTGTCCAAGTACCATTACCTTCTGATTTAACATAATCTTCTAAAGATGTACCACCAACTGGGATAATTAAATACTGTGTCTCGTTTTTATCTTCATAAATTAAGTTGCTTGTAATACCTTCTCTATAACCGAATCCTACTTTTGCTGCAGCTCTTGGATTAACATAGCTAAGTTTGGTGTATGTTCCTAATACATCTCTATACGCCTCAAAGAATGGGAAACCTAATCTATATTGTTCTGCTAAGTATCCTCTTTCACCTAGGTTATATAAAAGTCTGTCATGTATTTCTATGGCAAACTGATTACTTAATTCATCTAAGTCACCAAATGTAATGTTTCTTGCATTCTCTCTTACACCATTAATATCTATCACATCAAAGTAATCTATTTCTGTAAAATCATCTAGGAATTTATTACCTCTTGGGTCAAACAATTCTAAAGTATTGTTATCTATATCTGCTTTACCATAAACATTTGCAGACCTTAATATTCCAAATTTTTCTATATCAAAGTTTGTGTTTTGTTCAACAATAGGTATATCTCCTAATTGTTTTTTGCTTACATCATCTATAAACTCTGCAGCATTTGTTCTAATTAATTCTGCTACATCTGCAGTTCCACTATCTACATAAGCATCTAATCCAACTTTTTCAATAGGTACATCTGCTATACCGAATTGGTCACCTATCTTTGCTAACAAATGTGCTTTAGCTAATTGTTTTGGTGATGCTTCTAATACATCATCAGCAACACCTCTTGATAGTTTTATAGATACATCTAAGTATATTTCACCAGTTTCAGTATCAGTCCAAAAACCTAAAACATGATTGTCTCTTCCTAATTTACTTTTGTTTTTATTTATAAAGTCTGCTATTTCCTGTGGAGATATTGTTTCAAATACTTCTTCAACATCAGGATATGGAGATACATAAATTCCAACTTGTTCTGTTGCATCATCTAATGCAGACAATGGCTTGTTTAAATCTATAGACACACCATCTGCATTTTGTAATTTTTGAAATACTTTTTTGTGCAAGTTTTGTATTCCATAACTTTCATCTTTTTTAACTGTTCCATAAAGAATAGGTTTTGATTTTAATGATTTTAAGTCTGCAAGTTCTTTAATATACTTTGGTCTTACTTGTCCTGTAGGAGTAACATATTTACTTCTGTTAAATGCTTTATTAAATATGTTTTGTACTTCTATCTCATCAAAGTTTTTTCCTAAACCTAATCTGTCAGCAAGTCCATTAATATTTGCACCAGGTTGTTTTAGATAATCTGATGCTTGTTCTATAAGATTATCTATATTTGTATTATCATCTAAGACATTACCTAAAGCATATCTAAGTCCTTTAATTTGTGATTCGTTTAATTCATTATTAATTATTAATGAATCAGCATCTATATTTATATCGTAAGTTCCTATAGCAGGATTGTCTGCACCTGCTCTTACATCTGCAACTTTTCTAGCTTCCTGATATGCTTTAAATTCTGCTTTTGATATATCTGCATCTAGTTTTAATACACCATCTTCTACTGTTGCATTTTTTAAAGCAGATGTTGGTAGCTTACCATCAGAGTTAAATACAATACCTGATAAAGTATTAGTTTCATTATCAATAGAAAATGCAGGGTCTATTTTTTTATCTAGTAGTTTTAAGTTTTCATCTCTTTTAGATGCTATTAGTGCAAGTTCATCTTTAGCCATTTGTACTATATTGTCAGGAAGTCTTACTTCATTTGTAGAATCAAAGTGTGCTTTTAATAAATCTTCATAACCTTCTTTAGTAATAAATTTTCTAAGGTTTTCTACATACCAATACTTAGCTTGTTTCATAGTTGGTATTCTTGCCATGGTAGATTCAATTTGCTGTACTGTAAACCACAAGGAATCTGTTATTTGTCCCCAAAGAGAGTTTGTGCTTTTTCCTGTTGCTGCTCTTTCTGATATGTTTGGTATTCTTGCAGGTAAGTCATCTACATTTCTATCTATAACTGGTTTCAAATATGCTTTGATTTTTGAATCTTGTGTTGTTCTAAGTGATGTAGCATCTGTTAAATCTACATTTTTAACTTTACCTGATGCAATAACCTTAAGAAGTTCTGTATCTCCATTAGTTAGATTCATCAATGTAATTCTGTAATCTTTAACTAATCTAATTAAATCATCATTAGTATTTATTAAAGGCATTGTCTTACCTATTTGATTGTCTCTTGATACAAGTTTTTTATTATAAAACTGTATAACCCTTGATAATTTAGTATCTGATGATATAAGTTCTGCTAACGCTTCATCTGTATATCCTTCTACTATACCTGCCGCTACAGTTGGAGATAATGGTTCGTTGATTTGAAATCGTAACATTCCAATATAATTATCTATATAATCCTCTGATAATTCTTTTACAGATATATCTTGAGGTAAATTATCAGGAGTACCTTTTTTATTTATAAGACCTAGTTTTTTAAATTCTAACTGTGCTTCTTTGTATCTTGTTAAAGGATTCATAGCAGTTGCATCTGCTAACTCTGATGAAGAAAACTTTTGTAAATTTTCATCAAACATATTGAATGCTCTATGAAATACTTTAGGTAATCTTCCTAAATATTTACTATCATAATCTTTTTGTTGAACTTTTCTAAATGCACCTGTTAAATCAGTAACTACATCTACACCTAACCATTTGGCTATTTGTCCATCAGGGTCATTGAATAGCATTTTGAACCATGCACCAGGTTTTCTAAAAGCACTACTAAACCCAAATATTGCTGCTCTACCTAAAGTATCTAATGTAACCTTTGCAGGATACTTAACTGAAGATAACAATGTTAAAGGAGACCAATATTTTCTTTGTACATCAAATGCTCTTTTTTCCATTTTTCCTGTAGCACCTGCTACTGCTTGATATAAAAATTTAGGGTTGCCTGGTGTTTCAGCTAACGCATCTGCTAATATTTCTCCTAATGGAGACTCAGGGTCAAATAAGTTACCTTTAACACCTTTTTTTTGTAAATTTTCTGCTTTAACAATTAAATCATCTACATACTCTTTTCTTGTTTGACCTATAGCTTTTCTCTTAAAACCAGTCATTCTAATAAAACCTCTAAAGTTAGGAATACTTATTGTGTGTGAAGCCAAATGTCCTAACTGTGCAGCTTCTGATGTTCTTTGTGTAGCAGCATCTTCTAATCCATATATTGTTTTACCTTGTAGTTTTTCTGTAATAAGAGGAACATAATTTTCATCCTCTAACCATTTAGATTTAATCGTTGCGTTGTATTCTCCTTGCTGTAAGTTAAATCCTCTTCTAGCTTTATCTGTCCAGTCTGTTATAACTTCAAGAGCTTCTTCAGGAGTTACCTTATAGTTTTTAAACAAAGACTTTGCACCTTCAACACCAATCAACTCATCATAAAATACATTTTGTGCTTCAAAGTGGTTGCCTTCTTTTATGTGTTTGTAAAATGATTTTGATAATTGCTCTATTCGTTTTTTAGGTATAGACCATAAAACTCCTACTTTTTGAAATTGGTCCACTGCTTTATTAGGATTATCTAAATCTATATTGACACCTTGATTAGGTGCTTTAATATCTGTTCTTTCAAAAAACTCTGTTAAATTACCTGTTCTTGCATAAGTAGCAGCTTCATCTGTTCTTTTACTTTGTTCCATAAGATTTGATAAGAAATTATCTGATAGGGCTTTACCTTGAATAGTAAATTGTTTACTGCCTGATAAACTTTGTTTACCAAACTGCATATCTGCTATTTGACCGCCTCTTACAGATTTTTCTAGTATTACTGCTACTTCTTCTGCACTTTGTGCATTTGTTATATCATCAGCTAAACCTACTGGTATTCTTGCTCTTTGTACTAATTCAGTAAATACTGGACCACCATTTTTAGTTGATTGATGTATTGAACTTGAAACGCTTTGTATTATGTCTTGATTATCTGCAAAAAATTCTCCAACACTTCTGCCTGATGCCTGGTATTCTGCTATTTGTTTTCCAACACCTTGTAAGAGTGGTTTCTTAACAGCTTTAGTAACGCCTAAAGGTATGTCTAAAGCAAACTCATTAGCAAGGTTAACAACACCTGAAACTCTACCCCATAGTCCTCGTTCTTGTTGGAATTGTAATTCATCTATTTCATTCTGCTCTGCATCTATTACAGCATCTAATTGCTCTTTGTATTCATCTTCTGTAATAATATATTCTTTTAACTTTGTGGCTAAGATTTCTTTTTCTCTTTGATATTTAGCTTGTGTTTCTTCAAAGATAGGATTCTTAGGACTGTATTCATATCTGAATGTTCCTCCTGCTACAAGAGAGAAGGAATCTCCAGGAGTTTGTGCTAAACCATATTCAACACCTTTATTTCTACTTTCCTCACCTGCAGCTAATGCACCTCCACCGAATACATTGTATGCAGACCTTTCACTAGGTGTACCTCTAAACGAGTAAGCTGCTGCTTGATATGCTGTCTTTAATAATTCATTTATATTTAAGTTTCTTAGTTCTCCATCAGGGTTTCTAATTAAAAGGGTTTTAGCAAAATATTCTGCAAACTTGTCATCTGTTAAAAAGTCAAACTCTGTTTGTGGAATAAATGGTGTACCATCTTCATTTACTTTACCTTGCTTCAATAACCATTGTTCTGCATTAGGAGTAAGACCAGTGAATACACCTGTTTGATTGTAAGACTTCATCATCTCACCTACATCCCTGGACCTAGAGAAAGCAAGTATTCTATCTAAGAGTGGTGCTTTATTGTATTTTGTTCTTTCATCACCCTCATAAGATATCCAGTCTTCTAATGTCATACCTTTACTTTTAGCTATGTCTTCTAACTCAGCTAAATAATTTGCAGATGATATAGAACTTTGTTTTTTAACTTCTCCCATAACTCCTGTAAGCAAACCTATGATTGGTGTTATTTTGTCTAAGAATGACATATCATCAGGTTTACCATTACCACCAATACGATTTCTTAAATCTTGTATTAATCTATTGTCTGCAAATATATTTGATTTATCTTCAGGGTTTTCTATTGCTTTTGATATACCTCTAGTAACAGAATCAATTACAGCACTTTGACCTGGATTAATATATCGATATGTGTAATTAGGTAGATTTGTTTTACTTCCTTTGTACAACTCATAAGCTGTAGGTGTATCTACTTGCAGTTCTGCTAATGCAATATGTAAAGAACTTGGTGCAGTAGGTAGTATATCTTTATACTTTTTTACTCCTGAACCTAAACTAGCAACACCCTCATTACCTAATGATTGATATTTAGTATTTAGAGCTTTTTCAAAAGCATCAGCTTGTTCCTGAGATTTAAGCCAATCTTGGTCAAAAAATAATTTACCAAGAGCCATTACAATTCCAAATAATCTTGAATTTCAGAATCAGGATAGAATCGTTTTAATAATTCTCTAGTTACTTGTATGTTTGTAGCAGGTGGTAATTCAACAAAACTATCTCCTACTGTGTCTTGTCTTACTGACTCTAATGGTCTATCAGAAACTCCATAAATATTTGGTAATGGTTGTGGAACTGCTGTTGCTTGTTGTGCAAGAGGTAATTCAGGAGGAGGTCCACCGACTGCAGCTATTTGATTTTCTTGTGCTTGATACGAACCAAGGTCTCCTGTTCCAGGTATTGGTTTTAAGACTGCATCTTGAAATGCACCATCTACTTTCATATCAGTTTGTTTTTTTAGTGCTGCAGATTTTCTTACCATATTCTATCCTCATTTTCATCTTCTATTTCAAATCCAACATTAAAGTTTATCCAAAGTCCAGGGAATGGTGTGGGTAGTAAATAACTACCTAAAAATATTTCTTTACCTGAATTATAAGGTGTTTCATCTGTATTGAATACTACATCTTCTAATTCATCCCAATCATTATTATTTATAATATTATAAAAATCTTTAGTGGTTTCATCTGATGGGTGTGGCATTTATCCTCCTAAACCTCCACCTGCTAATGCTTGTTGTAAAGCAGCAGCTACATCAGGTGGTGTTTGTGCTTGTGGTTGAGGTGCAACAGCTTGTTGTAATATCTGTTCTTCTTCAGCAGATGGTTCATCACCTTCTGCTGTGTAATACTTATCTAGTATCTTAGACATATTTTGAGGATTTTTTCTAATCTCTATAGCTGCCATAGTTGCTTTTGGGTCTCCTTGTGCAGCTTGTGCCATAAGACTTTCAAACAATACTGTCTCTGCTTTTTCTGCATTAGAACGATTATTTATTTTAGAAATATTATCTAAACCATCCATGTTTTCTTGTAGTGTTTGTTTATCTATAATTCCTTGTTGATAAAGCTGCAACCCTGTAATAACTTTTTGTGCCTCATCAAATCCTGCCATAACACCATAGACTCTTCTTGTTTCATAAATCTCTGATATATCTGTTTGTGGTGTATAACTTTCTTTGTAAGAAGTTCCCTTATGCATACCTGCTATAGGTTTACGCACACTTGGAAACATTATCTCATCATACTCTAATCTCTTAGCATCTATTTCTTGCAACGCTTCTTTAAGAACTGTTTGATATTCTCTAACATGCAGTGATGCAGATTGTCCTAATTCTTCTAAACCTCTACCAGTAACAAATGCATTAGGTGATTGTCCATCATCAGATACTGGATATGCTGCACCAAGTCGCAAATGTCTTTCAAGCCTATCTACTTGTTGGAATAATTGGTAAGGTAGATTGTTGACTGGTTTAGACACTTGCGAACCAGGTGTTAAATAGTTTACAGCAAATCTGCCTTTTCTATACTTTCCTGATTCAATCTCACCGACAATGTTTGTCTCTGTAAATACTGCATCTTCCATAGCAATAGTTCCAAGTATGTTAATCTTTGCCATGTTTGCCATAAGACCTGTAATGTGTTGAAACTGTGATTGCATTTGGTCAAACGCATATCTTTTAGCAACAACGAAACAAGGTCCTGATTGTAAAACATTAGGCATAAAATCAATTATTTTTTTATTTTCAGGTAGGAATACATAAGTTCCCTCATTATCTCTATACTCAACTACAACTTTGCCATGTCCTGTAGAGTTAGCCCAACCTCCTGCTCTATCTGTACTATCCATAAGTGCAGAGTATGGGTTTTGGAATCCTTCATCATTCTCTTCTTTTTGAAATATAAACTGTTTAGCTTCAGGATATTGTTCAGCTAATACTGTATGTGGGACTCTACGAATTATTGCTAATTCTTTTGGTTGTTGGTCATTTCCAAATACTCCAGGATAACAAGTAAAAGGGTCTTGTAATTCAGCATAGGGATATGGGTTACCATCTTTATCTCTTTTATGTCCTATAGTCCATACTATAAAACCATAACCAGGTAACCATCTAGCAGCTTGTGGTAACTGCATGTGTAATTTTTGAAACTTATCGTATGAGGTAACTATTCTTTCTAGTTTTTCTGATTTCTTTTTAGCTCTTTCAGAATCTTTATCGTTTATTAAATCTACTTTTAAATCAGGACTTCTTCCTAGTTTTTGTGCAAATCTTTCTAGTGCTGTAAGAAATAAATTAGGTGCAGGTAATTCGTGATATTCTACATTGACTGAATTACCAAGAAGTGCTTTAACTGCAGCTTCACCACCATTCATAATGTCACGAATCCTAGACCTATCAATCATTTGTTCTTGATTAATCACTCTGAGGTAATCTATTTTTTCGTATAATTTCTTACTATCTAAAGGCATTTAACTCCAATTATCTAAATCCATATTACTAGATTCATACCCTGAAAAGCTAGGATTATATTCATATCCTAACTCAGCAAAGCGTTCTTTTTGCATTCTTCTTATGGCTCTCATTGGAAACCAACTAGCCATAACTATGTCTGTCTTAGTACCTACAGTTTTACTTTTATTTCTAGCAGAACTGAAATATACTAACTGACTTGTATATAAGTTTACCTTTTCTTGAGCTTCATATCCAAGATATGGCAAAGAAATATTTTTTTCTTGAAATTGTGGTCTCATAGCTGTGACACCATAAATTGGGTCAAATTTATTTTTATGTGTCTCATGTCCTTCTAAAAATATTGCGTGACTAGAAGCAAACTCTCTAATGCTTTTATCTTGTCGTATAGCTTTCTGAAATCCATTCTCTTCTATAACCCAGTGTGATAAATTGTATTTCATCCACCACTCTTTCATAATCTCTAGTGCTTGTGGGATACCACCACCTAAACTGTTGTTCATATCTACCATGTGTAATTTGTTTTCTATAGGTTCGTAT